GCTTTGCCTGCTCGAGCGCCGGGTTCGGCACGGGCGCGCCCTCGAGCAGCACCATGATTTCGGCCTGCTGCTTTGCTGCGGCTGCTGCCGCCGGAATGACGAGCTCGGGCAGGCCGACTTTATCCTTTGCGATCGCGAGGTTGCGCGGAACCTGCAGCACCTGCGCGAGAATCGGATTCGCCGCCGCTGCGGCCATGAGGCCCTGCCAAATTCCGCGCTGCGCAACCCATGACTCGGGAAAGTTTTCATCCGTGTCGGGATAGCACCGCACGTTCCCTTTCAGGTCGTTCGGGTCGACGTTGATGATTTCCTTTGCGCCGCCCGCGCCCGGCATTTCGCCGGACATCGGCGAATTGCGGAATTTCGCGGCGGCGGCGACGGCCTGCCGCACGATCCGCGCATAACTCGCTTTCAGGTTTCGCCACGTCAGCCCGACACGGCCAAGAGCCTGATCGCGCTGGCCCGCGATGCCCTTGGCCGTATCGTTCGCCCCTGTATCACCGCCAAACAACGCCGGAAACGCGCCGCAGAGAAATTGCGGGATCTCGCCGAAGAGTTGCTGAATATACAGCATGAGGCCCTCGGCAATTTGGATCTGCGGCTCGACGAAAATGTTCGATGCCATGTCCTTATCTGGCCGCCGCTTCATGACGACATACTGATTCGGCTTTGTCTGCAGTTCCTCGAGCGCCTCTTTATCGACCGCTTCCGAGTCAACCCATTTGAGCGGCACGAGGTGCATGTAGGCGTCGTGCATGTAGTCCATGCAGTCGTTCAGTTTTTCCTGAATCGGGATCAGCGGCGAACCGAGCGCCGGCCGATGCGAACCGTCGCCGGGGCGGCAGTGCGTCAGCGTGATGTGATCGTCGATCTGCTCGCGGCGCGCTTCGACGACTGTTTTGCCGACCATTGCAACGTAGCAGCCCGTCGGAAACGTGTCGTACAGCCATTCGCGTTTCGTTTCGTCCTTACACTCGGGATAAAAACTCGGACGGAACCACATCCATTGCTCGGTGCAGTTGTACGTCATCGCGTCGTTCGTCATGTTCGACGGACGCATTCCGGTCATGATCGAAGTACGCGCCAGCCGCATATATTCGGTGTTCGCGGTCGGCGTCTGCATGGGCTGCAGATCCTTCGCCTTCTTCGGGTACTTCGTTTTCATGCGCGTGATGTCGCGTTCTTTCGCGATCTGCACGTAATCGCATTCGTCGATCGAACTCGCCTGCATGGGAATCTTCGACTCGAGTGCGCCGAAGTTTTCAACGATTTCCTGACCGCGAGGCGTGCCGCGTCCGATGGTGATTTCTTCCTCGCCGGATTCTTCGCCGACCTTTTCGCCTTCTTCTGGCAGATAGCCGAGCTCATCCTCGAGTTCGCTGCGCTGCTCATAGCCGAACCGCTGGGCGTCGAGCACGTACTTCGTAAGCGTGATGCAGCGCGAATCCGTCCACAGAAAACGGCAAAGATCCTCTTGCGCGACGATCATGTTATTCGCACGTTCAATCAGCCGCCGAGCTCCCTCGGAATTCTCGGCGGCGCTGACGTCGGCGGGATTCGTCGGGTCGTCCGGCTCGAACCGGACGCTCGGCGTGCCTGCGGTCAGCGAGGCGATGATCGTGTCGCCGAACGCCAGATAAATATTCGTTTCCGAATTGTGGTCGTCGTAAGATTGGCCGCCGACGAGAATCAATTGCGGAAGAACCCACGCACCATTTCTTCCAGGCAAGAGGAACTGATTACCACGCCAGAAATACCGCGCTTTCCAAGCGTCGCGGACTTCAAGGCGATAGGAAGTGAGATCGCGCTGCGTTGCGGCGTTGCAGAGTTCGGCGAGCACGCCTTCTTTTTCTTCCTGCGTGAGGCCCGAATCGTCTTCTTCCTCGAGATCGACTTTATCTTCTTCGGTAACACCGTCGACGGCGCAAAGTTCGCCCGGCAGAAACTCTTCGACTTCTTCCTCGATTCCTTCTTCGTGGCCCGCGCCTTCCAATTGTTCTTCATCCGCCATGCTTTGCGCCCATAAACGCCAGCGCGAGGCGTGCACGCTGGCCAGTTTTACCCGCAGAATGCTTTTTCTTTTCGGCGTAAGCGTGTGTACTCATTCCGGCGCGGTGTGCCGCTTCGCGGAAGACGCCTTTCGTGCCGCGGTGCTCGATGCCTTTCGAAACGTGCTGCATCCATTTTTCCTCGGCCATTCGCTCATCTCCTCTCGAACGCGCCGCCCATTCCTGTAGGCATTTTCCCGGCGCGATAACCGGGCACGCGTCCAGGCGGTTCCTTTCGCGGACGTTCTTCGGGCCGACTCGCGAACAGATCCGTCGCTTCCGTGCGGTTCGCCACGGGCACGACACGCTCGCCTTCATGCAGTTTGTATGCTCCGGTTTCAGGCACGAGCCCGCCGTCCTGCATCGAACCTTTCACTTCGGGAATGTCGTGACCTTCGCGGCGCGCCATCGCGATCTGAATCGCCGTAGCCTGTGATTTCTTTTTGACGATCGGCCCGCCGGGCCCGGAATGCAATTTTCGCTGGTGATACAGATTCATGATTTCGCGGGCAGGCATTACAGTAAGGCGTCCTTTTCGCGGCGATCCTTTTGTTTCTTCACCTTCGGCTGATTTCCTTCGTCGTCCTTGAAATCGAGCGCGTCATTCTGCGTGACGTGCGCGACAGGCGGGGCGATGGGCGCGCCAAGATTCACGATGCGGCCCAAAAGATTGTTTGTGCTGTCCTGATACCACACCTCGGTGACGGGAACGTTCGCGTCGACGTAAACGACGAGCGGCCCGGAAAGCCACGGCACTCTCGCGATCTGATCGTAAAGCGTCTTCGAAATGCGAATGCGATCGCTTTGCGGGAAGCGGTGAAATCCCTTGCGTGTCATGTCGGCGGAAAGTACCGCGCCGTTCGCGTTGATGTTGTCTTCACTCATTCGTTTACCCACGTTCTCGCGAATCATTCGCCCGATGCGGCGATCGCGCTCGTCATCGGTTTCGATCTCGAATGGACTGTCGTTTTCACCTGTGCTCATTTTGCGAATCCTGCTTTCGAACGCGAGTTGTCGTACCACTGTGCCGAGGTATTCCTCGCGCCATTCGCGCCATTTTGAAACATCTCATCGAGCTTCGTATTCATTACAGCACCCCCGTTGCTCGACGAGGCCCTCGACTTTTTCGCACGGACTCGTCGCGTTTCCCGGGTTCGCCATGTGCTCGCAGCCTACGCAGTGCGAGTCGCCTTCGTCGGTATATCCAGATTCCTCTTTACTGATTTTAGTGATCCGCCAGAGATGGTCCAATCGAGTCGAATGCGGAACGCCGTTGACGTACAGTCCACAGACACCGCGAGCGGCGATGTTTCCAATAACTTCCAAACACTCGCCGGGATCGCGAATAAACTTCCAGCAGGCACCGCATCGCGCACCGCTCGCACGGTTGATCGAGCTCGGTTTGAAGTAGAGTACCGCGGCTTTCGAATCTTTTTGTTCACTCAACTCATGAACCCGACGCTTTTCGTTCCGCCGTAACTCGAACCCGAGCCGCCTTCTTCCATGCGCGCATGCTCGCCCGCGACCTGCTCGTCGTCTTTGCCCATATCGCCGAGGTGCGTTGTATCGTCGAACGCGTGCGCGCCGTGCTCGTGCGCTTCGCCAAGTGTTGCGTGATCGGCGTGGTGCACGTGGCCGGACTCGTGATGGCTTGTGCTGTGATAGCCGTCCGGGGTTTTATGAATGTGATGCGAGTGCGCCGGGCCGTGCTCGGCGACTACTTGCTTGATCTCGTCGTGCCCGCTCGGTTCGTGAGCGCCGCCTGAAAAGCCGCCGCCCGGTTTCGGACGCGACTTTTTCGGTGCGCCCGGTTTCTTGCCCTTCGCTTCGTTGTAGCGATCCACCAATTGCCGGTTGCCTGAAATTTTTCCATCAAACGTTTCACTGCCTTGCATTGTTCACCTCTTTCGTGGGATCCCACTCGCCTCGCTCGAGGATTTCGTTCTGCTCGGCTTCCGACTTCTCGTTCCACGCGGAAAGAATATCGGCTCGCGACATGCGCCGCGGGCCTTGCTGCGGCGGGGCGGGCGGCGCTGGCGGCAGCGGCGTTGTCTGCCCGTACTGCAGCAGGCCCTGCGGATTCTTTGCCAGCGCGAGCTCGAGGCGTTCGCACTTGCCTTGAAAGAATTCGAGATCCTTCTCGAGCCGCTCGGCGCGCTTGCGTTCGAGCGCCAGATCATTTTCGAGCAAAGTTAGGTACTTGTTCGCTCGCGGCTTTTTCACGTTCTTCCTTCCGCGTCTTTCGCAGGATTCGAATGTAATAAATCCAGAATTGCACGGCACCGACGAGAACAGGGATCGCGACGAGAAGCATGACAAGCGAGATCGTAACGATCCCGACGACGGTAACGAAATCGGTCATCTGAGCCGCCTTCCGCGATTCACCGTAAACGTGATCCCGCTCGATTTCGGCTTCGCCTGAAGCTCGAGATAACGCATGTACTTCTGCGTGTTTCCCTTGATCGCCTGGATCTCGCGCTGCATGGCGACTTCTCTCGGCACCCCGGCGGCGGAAGCATAACTCATAAGGCCGTAGCGAAACGACTCGCACACGTCGAGAAAAAGTTCATTGCCCTCGCTTGCCGCATCCTCGAGGTTTTTCTCGTCCCGCATGAGTTTCGGGATCGAATCGATCACATCTGGACAGTTGTCAAGTACAGCGACTCCATCAGTGTCGAGCAGGGTGTAACAGAGCCGCCAGCCGTCGACGCGACGGTTGTTTGCGCGCTCAGGACGCGGAAGGTCGAATCGTACAAAAACATCGCCCATCTTGTCCGCAATGCTGTGGTGCTGATCGATTTTACTGAATCGGTCGGGAGAAAGATAAATTCGCCCCACACGATCGAACTTGTCCCCAGTGGCATTGGCATTGACGATTTTCTCCGCGAGGATCTCTTCGTTCGTCTGCCGCGCAACCAATTGGCGGTAACAGAGAATCACGTTCTTCTTCGCGTCGGGATCAAATTCCGTTTTTATTCTGACTCGGGTCCACCAGAGCACGACAGTCGCGTGCTCGAAACCCCAGTCGATCGAGATCCATCGGTCCTGCCAGTCTTCAAAAATGCAGTCCGAGTATCGCTTGACATGTCGAGCAGGATCCCAGTTTTGAAAAAACTGTCCAGCGAGGATATTCCAGTCGCCGGGGATCCAAGCGGCTCGCAGGACAGGATCGACGATGGAATGGAGTTTTGAAATGTAATCCTTGTCGTTCGCATAAACGAAATTGTCCTCGTAAGTCGAGTGGATCGCTTCGTAGTCGCCGGCGTCGTAATTCAGCGCCATGTCGCCGACGGGTTTGCGCGTGATCCACAGCGCCTTCACCCAGCCCGAGCCGCGTCCGTTCGGGTTTGTGCCTGCGGCCATGCGCGGCCTGACCGGAAACGTTTTGCCGCCGTGCATGTAGACTTTGATCGGGCAGCGGTTACTGCCTTTCAGAAATTCCCACTGGCCGTAAGTGAACTGCGTCAATTCCTCCCAGCCGATAAAAAGAAATTCCGCGCCCTGATACTGCAGCAGGTCCGCGTCATTCGAAATGTGCCCGAAAAAAAGTTTGCTGCCGTTCGCGAACATCACGATATGCCGCGAGGCGTTGTATCGCCAGTAAAGTTTTCTCGGCACGTTCTTCGTGAACAGATCCTCGATGCCGCCCTTTTCCATGCTCGTCAGCGTGCGCCGCAACAGCAAACAGTTCGAGCCTGGAACGCGCAAGCATTCCATGATCGCTTCCCACATCAAAGCCGTCGACTTGCCGCCGCCGCGCCCGCCCTCGAGCAGCGGGTACTTCGCCTCGCTTTCATGGAAGCGGCGCTGCACGGGCTGCGGTTTGTACCAGTCGCTGATCTTCACTGGATCGGAGTGTTACCCGTCGGGAAATCCGAAAAGTCGAACGCCTCGCCCATGTTCGATTCCGCCTGATCGTCGGGATTGATCGGGCGCTTCGGCGGGCGTCCGTACATGTAATAAAGCGCGAGTTTGAACGCGGTCCACTTTATATCGGTGTTCGAATTATCGAGGAAAAACTTCCAGCGGCGTTTCATTTCCTTTTCGGGCACGAGCGCGAACAGCACCTTGCGGATCGAGGCAACCTTGCGCGCATCTTCCGATTCGCCGTGCAGGCCCTTCGGATTATGATTGCAGCCTTTTTTGAACTGCGTGCTTTTGCCGACTTTCGGGTCGACGCCTTTTCCGAACATGTTTTCCTCAAAAACCGAATTTCAGATCGTAGCCTGGACCGAGATCGCCGCCGCCGCCTGCAACGTTCGGCGTGATCGGAATTGTGCCGCCCGAGAACGCGCTGACTGAACCCGGGCCGCCTTGAATCCAGAGGCCCGCACCCTGATTCGCCGCAGCGATCGAAGTATCAAGCCACGACATGATTACGACGCCATTGTGCAAACAGACGAGCAAAGGCCCGAGCGCCATGAGGCCCATCGTATCGCCCGCGACAGGAAACGCTATGCCGCCTTGGCTAGTGAGTCCCGTCAC